AGATGGAGCGCTCAATGTGCCTGGCGGAGAGTAAATATGACCTTTAGCCTCCGGATGATTCTACTGATCGCCCTCGTGGCCGTACTTCTGGCTGGTGGCTATGGCGAGCTACGCTACCAGAATGGCTGGTACGCCCACGCCGACCACATCAACGTCCTGGCCGCCGATAAGCGAGCCAAAGCAGAAAAGGCTATTCAGCCTGTCGAGCAGAAGGCCGCGCAGGCCAGCGAAGAGGGCCGAATCATCTACCGAACCATAACCCGCGACGTGGTGAAATATGTCCAGGATCCGAATCGTACTGTGTGCCAGTTTGACGATGCTGCTGTGCAGCTGCGCCAGCGTGCCATCGACGCTGCCAACTCCATCAGCGGATTTGATGCAGGAACCGTGCAAGGGAAGTGATGCTGGAAAGGACAGCGACGCGGATCTGCAATCAGACATCGAGACATCGCAATGCCTGCGCCAACTTCGGCTGGATAAGTACCGCTGGCAGGCCTGGTATAACGCAGTGAAATAAAAAAAGCCCTTAGAAACAGGAAACCCAGAGTGTTTCTAAGGGGTGCAAATGCACAATCGTTACAATACTAAGCATGCTGATTTTAATGATTTTTGCACTGAGATTTAGCCGGAAAGCATTTTTACAGGACAGGGGAATGTGTCATGGCTCAAAAACTGACCCCAGCACTGTACTCATTGTCGATACAATGAACTATCCTGACCGCGACTAATTACAGCGGAGGGGATATGAAACAGCCTGTGGATCCGAATAAGGTGGTCGTCTGGCAGTTAGAGTTCCGGTTCTCAACGAAGGACGCATCGCTCGTACACGGCACCCACTTCATCCAGGCGCTACAGAACGAGCCAGCCCACCAGCTCTATGACCGGTTCTTTGATGAGATCGACATTGAGCTGCGCGCTGAGCACGGCGATTACCAGCTACGGAGCTGCAAAATTCGGCCTGCGATAGTGAAAGAAGACTGACCGCCTAAGGGCGGTTTTTTATTGGTAGCAACACGAGAGGCGCTATGTCAGTAGAAGGCAGCGATAACCCGGGTAAGTTTCGCGAAAAGTGAGACAAGCAGACAGGTGGTAAATAGCAGGCATTACACAGCGGCTTCCCCGGCTCATGACTATGAAAATTGCGAAGCCCTATCATTTTTGAGGTATAGGAATAATCTCAGGCTGGTGATATTAAATACTCACTAAAACAAGTGGGGATCTGGTCTTGAAAATTTTAGGGTTAGATGAGCATAGAACACTTCGTGGGAGTGGAGTGTTAAAGTTTTTTGAGCTTGAGCGCGTTCCGAATAGTGACTGGGTTGAGATATTTGAAAGCCTGTTCACTCAGGAAAACGAGAAGACGTGGGTGGAAGGGTATTGCCTTGTTACCAATTGCTCCACAAGTGAGGTGCCAGCCCGCCTTAAGCTGATTGAGGAAAAATGTGTTGAGGCGAATGAGCTTCTAAAGAAACGACTTCCTTCTCTGTAGCACATCGACTTTGAAGCCGCCTCTGGGCGGTTTTTTGTTGTTGCCGATAGAGCCTCGCGTTTGCGAGGCTTTTTTGTGGGCAAAATAAACAGTGACCAACCCCGGGCGTTTCCGAGCAGAACGCCTGATGATGTTCTCTCTCCAATACAACACGATTAGCCACGCTGTGAAGCGTTGCGACACTGGCCCATCAATCCACAGGTAAAACAATGAGCGAAGCAAAACCGCAGGACGGAAGCACCGTTAAGGGCTACCGAACATTAACGACAGGTGACATTGAAGTGATGAACCGCCTTAAAGATGTAAGCCGCCACTTTCTTAATCTGTTGGATACCGCCAAGGAGACTGGCGCTGATCCTCGCTGGGTCGCGATGGCAAAAACCGAAATGCAGAAAGCATGCATGTTTGCCTGTCGTTCTGTAGCGAAGCCCGACGACGATTGCTGAGTGAGCATCGCGGGCGCATTTTCGAATGCGCCCGATGATGACTAACTCTAAGGGCTTATGACAAATATCCTAATGATGAGATGCTCCTTATAAGTTTGTCGAAAAACTCTCTGTACAGTTCTTTTTGGACAGTATCCACGCAACCAGCTTCAGAGATCTCACCCAGGTAAAAATCTCCGTGAATGTTACAGTACACCTTTAAGACAGTAATGAATTTTTCATCTCGCTCAAATGAAATCTCTGTTAAAGACACTGGAAGTTTTTCATGGAATACAATTCTATCTGAGACAGTAAGAGTGATTTTCACACCCTTAAGTATGATCTTATTAACATCACCTGACTCAAATTCAACGGCATCACGATAACTCCTATTGTCTGTCGTTTTAGAAACCAAATAACTCCATAAATATGAAGCTTTTTCCTCAAGAAGTTCACGGTAATTTCTTATGCTGGGTAGAAATTCGCCAAGACCAATTTCGCTCATTTTTTCATCCTTAATCACTTGATTTCATGGTGCTCACCGACAAACAAAAGATGTGCTGTCGCGAGTACCTCGCTGATTTGCATTACTAATATCAATCTCTCGCCAAATAAAAACCAGAGGAAATTATGGCAAAACCGGACTGGGGCGAGCTTCAGCAGCGGTTCCTGTCCGAACATGCCGGCACCGGCGTTTCCCCCAAAGACTGGTGTGAAGCGCAGGGACTGAACTACGCAACCGCCCGACGTCATATCAAAAAGCCCGCTGCGCAAAGTGCGCAAAAATCTGCGCAGAAAAAAGTGCGCAATGCGCAGAAGGAAAAGGACGTTAATGCGCTGGTGGAAAGTGACGGACTGACAACCCAGCAGCGTATCTTTGTCGCGGAATACCTGAAAGACCGCAACGCCACCCAGGCCGCCATACGTGCCGGGTACAGTGCGAAGACTGCCGAGCAAATTGGTTATCAGCTCCTTCAGAAAACTTCAGTTGCTGCTGCTATTGCGAAACAGCAAAAGGCATCCCTGATGCGAACGCTCGCCAGTGCTGATGAGGTGCTGGCGCAGATGTGGCAGCTCGCTACTTTTGACGCTAACCAACTTTCACAGTACCGCCGCGGGGCATGTCGCTATTGCTGGGGCTTCGGTCATCATTACCAGTGGCGCGATGCCGTTGAGTTTGAAGAAGAGACGGCGAAGGTTGAAGGAAGGGAAGGGGCAAGGCTTCCTGAGGATCCCGGCGGTTACGGCTATGACCACAACCGGGAACCTAACCCAGCATGCCCGCGTTGCAATGGTGACGGCATTGGCCAGCCGTATTTCGCTGATACCCGTAAATTACCGCCTGTCTCCCGACTGGCTTACTCTGGCATCAAACTCGGCAAGAACGGGGTTGAGATCACCGCCATCAGCCGTGAGCGGATGTATGAAGCGGTGATGAAGCGGCTTGGCCTGGCCGACAGTGAGTTTGCACAGCAGCTGCAGCAGATCGAAATAGAGCGTCGCCAGCTCGAGGTGGAAAAACTCCGCAAAGAGCTGACAGCCGATCCGGAAGACGAAGTACCGATGCCCGTAGCAATTAACATTAACGTCGCGGATGCGCGCGTAAGGAAAGACGATGACGGGGATATCGCCGACCCTTAACGTACCGCAGGCGCAGTTTCTGGCGATGCCGCATAAATTCAAGGCCTACGTGGCAGGCTTCGGCTCCGGTAAGACGTGGGTGGGCTGTGGCGGCATCTGCAAGGGGATGTGGGAACACCCCAGGATCAATCAGGGCTATTTCGCGCCGACCTATCCGCAGATCCGCGACATCTTCTACCCGACGGTGGAAGAGGTGGCATTCGACTGGGGCATGAAGGTCAAAATTAACGAGGGCAACAAGGAAGTCCATTTCTACGCCGGGCGGCAGTACCGGGGAACCACTATCTGCCGCTCAATGGAGAAGCCGGGCACTATCGTCGGTTTCAAAATCGGTAATGCGCTGGTGGATGAGCTGGATGTCATGCCAGCAAAGAAAGCACAGCAGGCCTGGCGGAAAATCATCGCCCGTATGCGTTATAAAGTTGCTGGCCTGCGTAACGGCATAGATGTCACTACCACGCCAGAGGGTTTTAAGTTCGTTTACCAGCAGTTTGTGAAGGCGGTACGCGATAAGCCATCACTGGCGACACTGTACGGGCTGGTGCAGGCCTCCACGTTTGATAACGAAGCGAACCTGCCTGATGACTATATTCCGTCGCTGCTGGCGAGCTATCCGCCGGAGCTTATCAAGGCGTATCTGCGTGGACAGTTCACTAACCTGATAAGCGGAACCATTTATCACCAGTTCGATCGCCGGCTGAATGACTGTGAAGAGGTGGAGCAGCCCGGCGAGCCGCTTTATATCGGCATGGACTTCAACGTTGGCAAAATGGCCGGGATCGTTCACGTGCTCCGCCTGGGCCTGCCATGCGCGGTGACGGAAATCATCAATGCCTACGACACGCCGGACATCATCCGCATCATCAAAGAGCGGTTCTGGCTGTACGACGGCAATGATTATCGCAAGGTACGCGAAATCTATATCTATCCGGACGCCTCCGGAGATTCCCGCAAATCCAGTAATGCCAGCGCCACGGACATAGCCCAGCTTAAACAGGCTGGCTTCAACGTGGTGGTAAATGCCAGCAACCCGCCGGTTAAAGATCGTATTAACTCCATGAACGCCATGTTCTGCAACGGCAATGGCGAACGGCGCTATAAGGTCAACGTGAAGCGTTGCCCGGTGTATACCGAGTCGCTTGAACAGCAGGTGTGGGACGAAAAGACGGGCGAGCCGGATAAGAAGTCAGATAACGATCACCCCAACGATGCGGGCGGCTATTTCGTCGTGAAGCAGTTCCCGATCCTCAAGCCAACCGGCAAAGTAACCAAACTTC